TTACATTTCACACAGATGAATTAGATGGTTCAGTTCACGCAATCATTGAACACGCAGATGGGTCATTTACCTCAATGCTGAAATCAACTTATGAAGCGCAACAGGCACAGGCGGAACACTTCACACCGATTATACCGGCGGAATAATGTACCCACCCAAAACCGCCGCTTTATTTATTGATTTGGCACTTGCCGAAGTTGGCTATACCGAAGGACCGGGCGACAATGAGACCAAGTACCAAAAAACAAACCAACCTTGGTGCGGTGCTTTTATCAATTGGGTTGCAAAAGCGGCCGATGTTTCAATTCCAAATTGTGTAAGTACATTGGCAGGCGCTCAAGCATTTCAGGCAAGAGCCCAATACCATCCAAGCGCTAAGGCATTGCCTCGCCGTGGTGATATCGCTTTTTTTGATTTTCCTAATGATTCAATTCAGCGCATTTCACATATTGGCCTTGTAATTGGACACAATCACGAAAATAAAACAGTTACAACTATTGAAGGCAATACATCGGGTACCGGTTCTCAACGCAATGGCGGTATGGTGATGATTAAAAAGCGTAGTTATGCAATTGGTGATGAGGTGGTTGGTTTTGGCCGCCCCGATTATGCACCTTATAACGGACCATGGCCGGAAATTCCTAAAAAAGAAGAAACACCAAAAACCGAAGCACCTAAAACAACTAAGAGAGGTAAAAAATGAAAACCGCACAACAATTAGCCGCATCGTGGGGCCGCTCATTTATTGCCGCCGCATTAGCGTTGTATATGGCCGGTGTAACCGATTGGAAAACATTGCTTAATGCAGGCATCGCCGCGGTACTTCCTGCCGCCATGCGTTATTTCAATCCTAAAGATTCCCTCGGGCAAAATTGAAATGGGCCTTGGCGCTAATCTTGGCGTTAGGGCTTACGAGTTGCGGATACCAAGGATGGGTTCGATATGAGTGCCAAGAGGCCGAGAATTGGACACTCTCAGAGTGCCAACACCCGGAGTGCGATGTTACGGGAACATGTCCCGAGTGGTTATTACCGGAGGGCGTATATCAATCGCCCGCCCCGGCGAACTCCGGAGGATAAACACGCCGATTTAGTCGTTTTTATTGGCAAAACTCTTGCTTTTGTATTTGCCGCCTCGGTCCTTGGCATTGTTTATGCGCTTATATTTGTCACCCAACCGGTAGGGGCTCAAGCGCCCAATGACCGGGATTTTATTGGGTTACTTACAAACCTCACGGTGTTTTTAACGGGCTCATTAGGTGGAGTTTTGGCAAGCAATGGCCTTAAATCTAAGCAAAAAAGCGACACACCGGCGGAAATCCAACAAACCGACAAAAAAGATGTATCCTAATCATATGGCCAAACTAATACGCCCAATACATGCCGCCGAGAAACTTGGGGTGCATCCAAACACCCTACGCAACTTGGAGGCTAAGGGCGAATTATCCTCAATCCGAACACCCGGAGGCCATCGCCGATTTAACGAACAAGAAATTGAGGAACTCGTTAAAAAATCAAATTAGGAGGACACGCCTAAATGAAAATCGAAACAGTAGTTGCAATACAGATATTAACCGCCGTTTTATGGACTTTGGTTGGCCATGGAATTGGTTACCGTAAGGGCATTAACCGCGGATTTATGCGCGCTCGCGCCATTTATAAGCGTTACAACGGGGATTTAACAAATGCTCGATGATTACATTGATGTTGCTACGCGCATCGCTAAACTAAAGGAATTATTTCCTAACGCTAGATTACAACCGGCCAATCCTGCCGAACCCTTTACAATCCGGGAAATTGCCGGAGTTACTTACATTGTTTACATTGCCGCGTGTTACACGGGGCCGGATGATGTACTTCCCGGCATTGGATGTGCTTGGGAAAAAGTACCGGGCCTAGGCATGATAGCCGGCTCCGAATTGATGGTTGCAGAAACCTCAGCGTGGGGCCGCGCAATTGTGGCCGCAACAATGTTGGCAACCAAAAACATTGCAAGTGCCGATGAAGTCAATGCCGCGCGTGAGCGCTCAAGGGCTTTACAAGAGGCCTACGACCCATGGAGTAAACCTCAACAAGAGGTTCAGGCTCCGGGTGTATTGGATGCCGATGATGATGGTACGGGGCGCCAAATGGTGGCCCCAAACATCGTTACATGCAAACACGGTGAGATGGAATTTAAGGGAGGCGGGACAAATCCGCAAACCGGCAAGAAACTACCTCGATGGAGTTGCCTATCTAAAGACAGAAACGACCAATGTAAGGCGGTTTGGTAAATGGGTTATGTAGAGATTGTCCGCGCCGATGGGTCAATTGTACGCCTTGGGGATGATGGACCAATTGAAATACCAACACAATTTTGTGATGGATGCGAGAAAAAACAACCCGAAACGGGTGGCATTGAAATCCGGGATGTAGCGCGTGAAGGCGTAATATGGTTATGCCTTGAATGTCGGGCCAAGCACCGTGGCTAAAAGCGATTGGGATATTGATTTCAGATATGGCCAACAAGGCGAGCAGATGGTTAAAGATTTGCTTTCAATTGAAACCGTTGAAGTTAAACGGGATAGGCGTTGGAAAGAAACGGGCAACCTTTTCATAGAAACATCATGCTTTTATGTAAATGAAGGCGTAACCAAGCGCTCCGGGTTACTCATTACCAAGGCTACCCATTGGGCATTTGTACTTGAGGACTTAACTCTTATTGTGAGCCGCGAGGATTTGTTTGCAACGCTTATGCAATACGGGCGAAAAGTTGAGTGCAATATTGAGCCCAATGTTTCCACCGGTTATCTCATAACGGTAGCGCAATTACTCCAATGGCAAGTTGATAAAGCAAACGAGGTACAAAATGCCAACATATGAGTTTGAATGTATCGGGTGTGCTATCCGCATGGAGATTGAGCGCCCAATCACAGAATCCGGAGCGCCTAAGTGTTGTGGGTTTGATATGCGCCAAGTTTATTACGCCCCGGGCGTTGAATTTAAGGGAAATGGATGGGGTCATCAATGAGTGAGCCCGTTTACCGTTGCACATGCGGGGCTTGGCGTTATGTTGGTCGTAACTGCCTACCTTGTATAACATTTCGTTATAAAGAGGGTAGAACCCCATTAAATCGTTATCAAACCGTTACCATGTCGAGCGAGGTAACCCATGCTTAGGCCTATTGACAATGGCGATACGCTCAATGCCTGCAACGCGGGGCCCGTTAGGGTTAGCCCAAGCGGGGCGAGGCTATCGCTTAGGGGACCCGTATATTGCTTAGCAATAATCTTATCCACAATATTTATCCACAACCCTAATGCTTATGCAATACAAGACAAAACATATGAATATAAGGCATTTGCCTCATTGCTTATAGCCAATAAGGTACAGATGAAATGCTTAGATAGATTGTGGACTAAGGAAAGTCATTGGAATCCTAAAGCAGATAACCCACACTCAACGGCGTATGGGATACCTCAATTACTTAAGATGACCGAGCGTAATCCTTATCGCCAAATAGTCCTTGGTATTAAGTACATTGAACACCGATACAAAACTCCATGCCAAGCGCTTAAGACTCACTTAAAGAAAGGCCACTATTGATGGCAGGCATACACACCGACTACCACCGTTGGAGAAAAGTCCGCGCATTGGTGTTGTCTAGGGATGACTTCACATGTTATATGTGTGGCAATGATGAAGTAGGTACGCTAATTCCTGCCGTTGAACTTGAACCACCCGCGCCAAGGGCCGGAATCTTGGAAACATCTTTTCCGCCCCACAAGTTATTTGCAAAATTGTAGGCGGTAATCAAGGCGTTAATTCCGGTAATGGCCGCGTTAATGGCCGTACGGATGCCATCGGTAACCGCTTCAATGATGGGTGAGACTACGCGAATGGCGGCGGCTATTGCAGTTGCCGCGGTTTTGATGGTGTTTACAAGGGTTGTGCCCAAAATTGGCAAAATGTAAGTTTTAACAAAATCAAACAAATCCTTGAATAAATCAATCAATGGTTGGATGTTTTCCTTGTTATCAACTATCGCATCGCGGACCTTGTTAAATGCCTCTTGGAGCGTTTTGAACATGGGGATAAAAAACGCCGTGGCGAAATCAAATACCGATTTGAGTGCAGGGCCAAGATACTTGCCTAATTTATCGCTTACATCTTGAAACGCCGGGATAAGTTTGGTAACGGCCACATTTACCAATGGAGTAATGGCATCAAGGATGTATGAGCCCACGGTCTCTTTTGCTTCATCAAATGCCACATTAAGGCGGCGTAATTTGCCCTCAAATGTGTTGGCCTCTTGTTCGGCAAATCCCTTAAAAGTTCCTCTAAGGTTGGTGTACACCTTGTCAAAATCTTTTGTTTTCAAAATTGATTGGTCAATTCCAAGGCCCAATTTGCCGAGGGCGTTGGTATTTCCATCGTATGCCTTACTTAATCCGGTTGCAATTGCCTCAACGGGCTTGCCTGTTGCAACTGAGATATCCAAGGCGAGATTAAGTAACTTTTGTGATTCTTCAACATCTTTTGTTGAGCGTGTGAGGCGAGCAAATGCCGGGCGTAGTTGGTCATCGGTTACGCCAAATGCTAATGATGTTGCGCTTATGTACTTTTCAACGGCGGCAACTTGGGCATCTGTGGCCTTGGTTGTGTTTTGAAGTGTAAGGGCCAATACTCTTTGTGCGGCCGCATCTTCGGCGGCGTTTTTGGCTAATTCAACACCAACTTTAATGGCCGCCGCGCCTGCCGCGGCTAGGGCTATTGCACCGGCTTTAGCGGCGGTACCCATTTTCTCGCCAAAAGTTTGGCTTTCTTTGTTGGCTTTATCAAGGCCCTTTGAAAAGTCTGAAATATCGGCGGCTAAACCAACCTTGAGAACTCTAGTATCTGCCATGGTTTAGGTCCATTTCTTTAGAACTTGCTCAAGGTCATTTTTCCACAACTTTAACAATTCCGGTTGAATGTCTTTTAATGTTGGGAAAATCCACCAACCTTTGTTTCCACGGCGGCCAACTCGAGCCGAGCGAGGTGGAAACTTTTTATTATTAGGTGATTTGCTCGCACCAAACTCATTACCAAAAACAAGGACACCGGAATTAGCGCCGCCGGATGCGCGGCCCTTAGGTCCACCAATAGCAACAACCGGAATACGCTCGGTGGTCTTTCTAATGGATGCGGCCACAATTGCGGCTTGGCGTGGAAATTGGCTCATGTGGTAATTGTCTGCAATTTTCTTGGCGGTAAGGTCTGAGTACTCTTTACCAATCGCCTTGGCTTGGGCTTTACCTTCATCATCGAGGCGGCGAAACGCGGCAAATAGGCCTTGTAAGTCTTGCTTGTTAGGCTCGAACTTAACTACCTCACTTGTTGCCACGGTTCGCCTCTCTTTCTGCCAATAGTTGTTTTGCCGTTTCTATTGATTCGGCTCCCAACTCAACCCATTGTTGTACGGGTATCCCGGTAAGTATCGCGAGACTTATTAACTCTCTTTCGATACTTCCGGCGGGGTGGGGTTTGAGTCAATGGTCTCCATGTCTAATGTTTGGATTCCCTTGGCCCAATCATCGAAAGTTTGCTTTGTATCGCCTTGGGCCTTGGCCACAATGTAGGCGAGGTAAGCAATTCCCTCAATGCCTGTTTCATTTAGTTGTTGGATTGGCTTGGTGTAAAAGCGTTGCCACAAAATTTGTGCATATACATCGCTTAAATACTCGCTTACTCCATCGTTTCTTTGTACTGATATCTTTATTCTTGGAATCATTTATTGTGTCCGTTTCTCTTAGTTAAGCAACCGCAATATTACCGTCAATGACAAATGTTACGGTTGTTGTTAGTACATCGGTTGATGCGCCACCAAACTCCGGAGCAATTGGGAAAAGGTTACCCGTTGCGCTTGCTCCATTGCCTGAAAGTGTAAATGCAAGGGATGTATCCGGTGCAGAACCATAAGCGGCCTTTAGCGCCTCGCATAGTGAGGATGCCGCGCCCCAATCCTGAACCAAATCAATTGTTAGGGTGCTTGATGAGTCAATTGTCTTGTACTCACGGCCTGCAAGTGTTTCAACGGTAATTTGGTTAGTTGCCGTTGATGCAACCGCGCTTGTTACCTGTCCGGTGTATGTATCTGAGTCAATGGTCAGAGTGAGGCTCCGACCGGTTAGGATAGTTGTTGGCATTTTTTATGCTCCTATTTGGGTTAGAACCTCAATACTGAGGTCGGTGGATAATAGAGTTGTCCCGGATGGGGTCTCTAATAATGAGGGTCTTGCCGCCGTTAAAACTCTAATGTGAGCGGGCAAGGTTGTTAGTACGGTTTCAATCAAATCCTCGAGGCCTGCAAGGTTGCCTTGATTATCAAGGGCCGGCACCGTAAGCACAATCCGGAAACGCACTCTTACGGGACCCGGTACGCCTAATGTATAAACCTCGTAGTAAGGGTCATCCGGCACAATAATTATTGAGTTCGGGATTGGTGAGGCTACCGGGTAACTGAAAACCTGATAAGTGTTACCGGTGAAGTATCCCGCAATTTCGTTGCGGACCGCTTGTAATGACATTAGCCTATAAGCCCTCGAACATCGCGATTACGCGAAATGAGGCCTTGAATTCTTGAAATTAAACTTGCACCCATTTTGAATGGTCCCGGCGTATAGTCCACGGCCTGAGAACCGCCAAATGGTGATTGGCGAGCGATAAAGACTTCCTCGGCAACAATAAGCGCGGCATTTCGCGCATCTGCATTAGTTGAATAATCAACATCATATTGAATAGTTGCCATACCGCTTGGAATAATTGCGCGCTCGGTAATGTCGGCGTTTGTTTCGCTCCATGAAAAAGTTAGTGCGGTTGCTTCGGTAATTACATTGGTGCCATTAAAAGGGCTACCGCAATCGGCCACAATAACGGATTGGCCAACAACAAAATTATGTTCAAACGCCGTTGTTGCGGTTGCAATGTTCCCGGAAAGTCTCACATATGTAATTGGTGCCCGATGATGTGTGAGCATGCCATCCACAAGATTTGTGGCGGTGTCGCAACACTCTTGGAGTAGGGCAGAATCGTAAAGGTCGCCAATACCTAGCGCATCGCGTAATTCTTGCTCGGTAACAAGTGCCATTTTAATCCTCCCTCAATTTTGAAAGTGAGGGCCCCTACACGGACACGATAGGGGCCCCCACACCTAGTTTATTATTATGAAACGGTTAGAACTCGTACCGCGGTTGGATACTTAGCAACTGTGCTTGAGAATCCATAAACGCCAATCTCATATTCCATTGTTGAAACCTGAGTTGTGCGAACCTGAACCGGTGAACCCGGTGTTGAGTAGTGAGCAACCGCCGCGCTTGGATACACCGCGTACTGTGTGCCTGTAAGTTGTGGGTCAACTACGAGTTGTAGGCCCATTACTGAACCTGTCACGCCGTAATTCATTTGTCCCGCACCGTTGACCTGTTGGCCTGTTGCGTTGAATAGTGGGCGGCCTGAACCGTCAACCGCTGAAAGCAACGCCGCAAAACCGGCAGGTGATGTAACCAAACGGTCCGGTGTGAACTTCATAACATTGTAAGAATCTGCAATTCCGTCCGCGATAGCGGCTACAAATCCGGTACCACTTGAGGCGCCTGCACCTGTCCAAGCGGTGTTAAGTGCTTCGAGGTCAACCGCGCGAGCATACGCCGCAGAAAGTTCCTCAATTAAAATTGTCAAATATGATGGGTCAGAGCGCTCAAGCAACTCAACGCTTACCACATTTGCGCCTGAGAACTTCTTAACATATCCCGTTTTTGTTGTAATTGTGGTGTCTGTTGATGATGGTTGAGTTCCTTCGGCGGTTTCTGTAACCGTTGCTTGGGTTCCTAATGTAGGAATCAAGAAACTAGTACCCATTGCCTGAAGTGGGCGGCGCTCAATTGAATCCAAGAAAGGTGTATTGCGGTCAATTACGCCAATTACTTCGCGTAGGTGTGGGACCGGTACAACTCCCGCGTTTTCGGATGTTGTTGAGTGTGCGAGTGCTGCCAAAACTTGGCGGCTATCCTCGTTGCCGTAATGTGTTGCGTTGAATTGGTGCTTGATGATGTGACCCGCTGTAAGTCCATCAATGCGAGGCTTTGCATATGTACCGCCAACAATTGGTGTTGCCGGTGCTGATGCTTCGACAACCGCCGGAGCGGTCTCTACTACCTCAACGGTGGTTTCGTTTGCCATTGCTTCCCCTTCCAAGGGTTCATTTGTTGTTTCTGTTGTTGCCTCATCCGGAGTGGATGCGGCCACATCTGTAATTTGTGCCTCGACAAATGCGGGTGTACCCACAATGGAGACTTCACGCAATGTAGCGGCAGTAACATAAATAACGCCATCGCGTGGTTCGCTTGCTTCAACTGAAACACCAACGCTAATACCTTCACGGTATCCATCGCGCGCCTCAACTAAAATATCGTTGCCCGCGGTTGTTTCTGCAACACGAAACGAACCAAAAATATGTGTGTCGGCTTCGGAAAATGAAATTGATTTTCCTACAATGTCGGCGGTGTTATGTTCGCGCAACAATTTAACCGGCTTGTTAGCATCAATTTTAATTGAACCCTTTTCAAATACAACCGGGCCCGCACTTGTTAAACCGATTGACCCAAAAGGCACAATGACACCGGAAATAATACGGCGCTCGGCATCTGCCGCCTCAATATTTGCGCTAAATGTTAATTGCATTAAATGGCCTCATTTCCTCTTGGCGCTAAGTCCTCCTCGGCGCGTACTTCATCAACCGTCATAAGCCCGAGTTGAATCATCTTTTCCCATACCGCAATTCTTTCGATTGGGTTACCTCTTAAAAAGTCATCTAAATCGAAACGCACAATTTGGCCGCGTGGTGTTATGTCATCCATTGATAAACGCGCCTCAATTGCGGCAATATAAGGGCGTAATGTAAAATCAACAAGGCTACGGCGCTCATCTAGTGATGATGCGTAAGTCATGCCGGTACCTTGGTCGGCCGCTAAGTACCATGCCGGGCAATTCATCAATCTTGCAATTTCAACGGCCATATATTGGCGGCTTTCTGTCATTTGCATTGCGCGGGCATCAAATGAAATTGGTAAATACTCTAAATCTTTTGACATGTACGCATGCGCTTTAGTTTTACGCGCGCGATTAAATCTTTCCATCAACCCGGTTGCTTGCTCGGGGTCTAAGTCCGCGCCGTTGTTTTTAACAATGCCCGTTGGTGACGGATTGAGGGCATAGTTTAACGCCGTGTTTTCTAGTTCCTTGGCGGTCCGGATAGTGACACCGGCGCGACTTAGAACCCCCTCATCAAAACCTTGTACCGTAATAAGTGAACCAACGCCCGACATTGGAATTGCCGCGCCATCTAAATAATATTGGGTTACTAATGTGCCATTAAAGTTTGTATCGTAACTAACGCGGGCAACGATATTTTAGTTGAGGCGCGCGATGGATACCGTGAAGGTATTAGCGTTGGTGTTTCAGTTGAAGCAAGCGAACCACGCGATGGCGTTATTTATGTTACTGCCGC